GGCTGAAATTCAAAGAGAAACTGCGGTAACACCACTGCCCATGATCTCTTTTGAAATTAAGAATATGTATTATGATAGAGATAGAAAACTAAACACTATTGGTAGAATTTCGTCAAGAGACTCTACTAATGATGACAGATTTCAGTATCAATATAATCCAGTACCTTATAATATAGACTTCTCAGTATTCGTTTATACCAAACATACTGAAGACGGGACTAAAATTATTGAGCAGATTCTACCATATTTTACACCTGATTGGACAACCACTGTAAACCTAATTCCTGAGATGAATATCACAATGGATATTCCTATTTTATTAAATAGAATACAATACACAGATACATATGATGGCGCTTATCAACAAAGAAGAGCTATCATTTGGGAACTTCAATTGACATTGAAAGGTTATCTATATGGACCTGTTAAAAAGTCTAATATCATTAAGTTCGTTGAAACAAACTTTAGAATTCCTGATGACTCCATCGCAACAGCCGTTGGTAATACCGATATTGACGAAAGAGTCACAGTCCAACCTGGACTTACAGCGAATGGAACACCAACGTCAAACGTTTCGCTAACTGTTCCATATACCGAAATTGATATAAACGACGACTTCGGTTATATCACTAGAATATTTAATCAAGATGAGATAGATAATGGATGATGCAAATAATGATCCTATTGGCAAAGCTTTAAATGTAGAACCCTTTGAACAGACTACGAGAGCTGTTGAAACTCTTAAGGCTAAGGCTTATGACGATAGCGCTAAGAATGACTTTGAAATGGCGCGTGCAAATATACACGATGCCATTAACACTGGCCAAGACGCTCTATTTAAACTTTCGTTAGTGGCTGAAAGCTCTCAGCACCCGAGAGCTTATGAAGTTCTTGCTAAACTGTTAGATACTATAGTTGGTGCTAACAAAGAATTACTTGATCTTCAGACTAAGATCCGAGAAATTGATGCAGTGGATTCTCCTATCAGCGATAAAGCCAAGACGGTCAATAACAACTTGTTTGTTGGTTCAACAGCAGAGCTCCAGAAAGTCCTTAAAGATTTAAAGAACGAGGAAAATACTGGAGATGAATGATCGTGATATGAAGGGTTACAATGGTAACGTCCTTCTAAAAAGAGAAAATCAGGAAATTGAATGGACCCCTGATCTAATCGCAGAATGGGTTAAGTGTTCTAAAGATCCTTTATATTTTATTGAAAACTATATGAAGATCATTACACTTAATCATGGTCTTCAATTATTTAAACCTTACCCTTATCAACGCAAAATGATCAAGTCTTTCGTTGATAACCGTTATTCTATCGTTACTACAGCACGTCAGGCTGGTAAATCTACAACAACGGTTGGTTTTATTCTTTGGTATATTCTTTTCCAAGAAGATAAAACCGTAGCACTTCTTGCTAACAAAGGTGAAACTGCTCGAGAAATTCTTGGCCGCGTTCAGCTCGCTTATCAACACTTGCCTAAATGGCTACAGCAGGGCATTCGCGAATGGAACAAAGGCTCTTTTGAATTAGAAAATAACAGCCGAGTTATCGCGGCGGCGACCTCAGCCTCTGCTATTCGTGGTTATACTATCAACCTACTGTTTATCGACGAGGCGGCTCACATTGATAACTGGGACGAATTCTTTACATCGGTTTATCCTACGATTTCATCTGGTAAAGAATCAAAGATTATTCTAGTTTCCACGCCAAACGGTCTCAATCACTTCTATAGTACTTGGGTTAATGCTCAAGAGGGTAGAAATGGTTATCACCCAATCCTAGTTAACTGGCAAGACGTTCCTGGTCGTGACGAAAAATGGAAACAAGAAACCCTTGCTGGTATGAACTTCGACATTGAGAAGTTTAATCAGGAGATGAATTGCGAATTCCTTGGTAGCTCAGGAACACTTATTGCTGGTTGGAAGCTTAAAGAGCTTGTCCACCAATCCCCAATGGTTCAGAAAGAAGGTCTTATACAATATAAGCCACCTGAGCCGAATCGTGTATATATGATGGTCTGTGACGTTTCTAGGGGTAAAGGATTGGACTATTCTGCATTTCAAGTTATAGACGTAACTAAAATGCCTTATGAACAAATATGTGTTTTTAGGAATAACGCATTAACACCTATGGACTATGCTGATGTTATTTACAGAACTGCTAAATCTTATAATAATGCATCGGTACTTGTTGAGATTAATGATATTGGAGAACAAGTTTCTCATTCACTTCATTATGATTTCGGTTACGAAAACGTTCTATTTACTGAAAATGCTGGTCGTAGCGGTAAAAGAGTTTCCAGCGGCTTTGCTGGTAAGAGTGCGGATAAAGGTATTAGAACTACTAAGGTTGTAAAATCTATCGGTTGTTCTATTTTAAAATTATTAGTGGAACAGAATCAATTACTGATTAACGATTTCCATACCATTAATGAATTGTCCACTTTCTCTAAGAAGGGCAACTCTTATGAAGCCGAACCCGGTAAACATGATGACTTGGTGATGTGTTTAGTCCTATTTGCATGGCTATCAGAGCAGCAATATTTCAAGGACTATACAGATATAAATACACTGATGTCTCTTAGGGAGAAAAACGAAGAGGACATGGAACAAGATATGTCGCCTTTTGGGTTTGTTTTTGATGGCCGGGAAGAATTTATAGATGAAGAATATGAACAATTTGTGAGCACTGATGACTGGATGTGGAGAGAACATATCAACTTCTAAGAACTCAATTTTAATAAATATTGCTAAAATACTCTAATAATTCTCGTGTCAAAGGAGAAAAAATATGGCATTTCAATTAAGTCCTGGCGTTAACATCAGCGAGATCGACCTAACCACTGTCGTTCCTTCAGTTGCTACAACTGATGGCGCAATTGGTGGTATCTTCCGCTGGGGTCCAATCGGCGAGAGAGTTCTTGTTGATTCAGAAAAAACACTCGTGCAAAGATTCGGTAAACCTACTAATCTTAATGCAGAAACTTTTTTCTCAGCATCAAACTTTCTAGCATATGGTAATAGACTATATGTTTCACGCGCAGCTCAAACAACTGGCGCTGATGATGCAAACGGCGTTCTTTCCGCTGTTGCTTCTTCAAACAACACATTAACTAACACAGATATCCTTACTGCTCTTGTCAAGAATGAAAACCACTATACTACTGCTGTTGATTCCATTGATAGTGATATCCTCTACACAGCAAAGTATCCAGGCGAGCTTGGTAACTCTCTAAAGATTTCTATCTGTGATTCTCCAAACGCTTATAATTCAAATGTAACTGTCGGTAATACTTCTACTGATGTTCCAATTAAGCTTCAGATTGGTTCAAATACTACATCAGCAAGATATGCCAATGCAAGCGGTAACACTCTAGCAGATGCTTTCGTTAGTTCTATCACTGTAGGTGATAATATCCTTGTTGGTAACGCTAGTGTTGGTGAGCAATATATGATTGTTAAGACAATCGGTGTTGGCGCAGGTAAAACCAACGACGTAACATTAGCAGACACTTCTGATTCTTCTGTAGTTGTTGTAGATGACGACTTTATCGCATTCGATAACTCTGACGGCGGTTTCGAAGATGGTGATATTGTAACATATGTCGTTGGTACCGGCACTGACATTGGCGGTCTATCAGACGGTTCTACATATTTCGTCGCAAGTTCTAACACAACTGGCTTCAAACTTTCTTCAACCGCTTACGGAACACCAATCACAATTACAGGTGTTGGTTCAGGTGATGCAACTTTCACTAATGACACTCTCCCAGTAGACATCACTTTCGAAAATAGCCTAAGACTAAAAGAAGATATTGTTCTTTCAAATACTGTTCAAAGGTTCTGGGAATACCACAACGTGGTAGACACTGCTCCTGGTCAGTCAAACTATCAGGCGGTTTCTGGTAACACTTCTGCGCAAGATGAGATGCACATTGTTGTGGTTGACGAAGACGGTGAAATTTCAGGCGTTCCTGGAACTGTTCTTGAAGTTTACCAAGGTCTTTCTCGCGCAACTGATGCTAAGAATAATGATAACTCAGTTAACTACTATAAAGAAGTTATTAACGATTCTTCAAACTATATCTGGTTTGCTAATGACCGTTCTGGTGCAGTTTCTAACACAGCTACTAGCCTAGCTTCTTCAACAAACTACACCCCTCTAACGCTCTCAATGTATGGTGCTAGAGACGGCTATAGCGAATCAACTGCGACTCTTTCTGTCCTTGGTACTGCGTACGATCTATTCGCTTCTGCAGAAAACGTTGATATTTCTCTTGTCCTTCAAGGTAAGCCTGTTGGCGGTACTACTTCAGTAAACGGTGAAACTGTATCAAACTACCAACTAGCAAACTATATCATCGACAATATCTGCGAAACTAGAAAAGACTGTATCGCTCTTATCTCACCAGACCGTTCTAAGGTTCTAAACAATTCTGGTTCAGAAGCGACTGGTCTTAAAAACTGGAGAGGCGCTGTCAATAGCACTTCTTATGCAGTCCTCGATTCTGGTTATAAGTACCAGTACGATAGATATAATGATATTTACCGTTGGATTCCATTGAACGGTGATATTGCAGGTCTATGCGCTAGAACTGACTCAACTAACGACGCTTGGTGGTCGCCAGCTGGTTTCAACCGTGGTAATATCAAAAATGTTATCAAGCTCGCTTGGAACCCAAATAAAGCGGAAAGAGATGTCATCTATTCAAACGGAATTAACCCAGTTGTTACTTTCCCAGGTCAGGGCACTGTCCTCTTTGGTGATAAAACTCTCCAAGCAAAACCTTCTGCTTTCGACAGAATTAATGTTAGAAGACTGTTCATTGTTCTTGAAAAGGCTATTTCTACTTCTGCTCGTTTCTCACTATTCGAGTTCAACGATCCTTTCACTAGATCGCAGTTTAAGAATCTTGTAACTCCATTCCTAAGAAACATTCAAGGCAGACGTGGTATTACTGACTTCTTAGTTGTATGTGATGAAACTAATAACACTGCTCAGGTGGTTGATTCCAACCAATTCGTTGGTGACATTTATATCAAACCAGCTCGTTCTATCAACTTTATTCAGTTGAATTTCGTTGCGGTTGGAACTGGCGTTCAATTCTCTGAAGTTGTCGGCGGTGTATAATAAATACATAAAATCACAAAGGAGCAAATAAATGCCTTTTAATATTAGCAATTTCAAATCAAACGGTCTGGTGTATGGTGGCGCCAGACCGTCCCTATTCAACGTTGAAATGCCTGCTCCGCAAGGAATTGGTATTGATAACGTTTCACTAGATAAGTTTAGATTTGTTTGTCGCGCTGCAGAACTACCAGCTTCAAGAGTTTCTGAAATCCCAGTACCTTACTTTGGTCGTAGAATTAAAGTGGCTGGTCAAAGAGACTTCCAGGACTGGTCAGTTTCTGTAATGAACGACGAAGACTTCTCAGTTCGAGCAATGTTCGAAAAGTGGTCAAACGCTCTAAACAGACACGTTTCTAATGTCAGAGACCCAGCTGTTGCTACTGAAAACTACAAGATCGACTTAACTTGTAACCAGTATTCAAAAGACGGCGATCTTATCAGATCGTATGTCCTAGTTGGTGCTTTCCCAACTATCATTGGTCCAATTACTCTAAACTGGGACAATGCAAACCAAATCGAAGAATTCGCAGTAACCTTTGCCTACGATTACTGGGTTCCAGAAACTGAGACTTCTGATAAAAAGGCTGGCGGAGTTAACACTTACGCTGGTCAGACAGCGATAGATGGCCCTCTTGGCCCTAACTAAATAATTATATAATATGATGCAGAGGGGGCTTCGGCCCCCTCATAAGGAGAAAAAATGGCAGAATTATTTGGATTTGAATTCAAGAGAAAAACTAAAGAAGAAGATTTACCTTCTTTTGCACCGAAATCAGATAATGATGACGGTGCAGTTGTTATTTCAGCAGGTGGAGCTTACGGAACATACGTTGACCTAGATGGCACTGTAAGGTCCGAAGCAGAACTTGTTACAAAATATAGAGAAATGGCTCTGGTCCCGGAATGTGATTCCGCCATTGACGAAATTGTAAACGAAAGTATTGCAATTGATGAGAAAAATCTAGTAGAAATTGAAATTGACGATTTAAATATTTCTCCTCAAGTTAAACAAGTTATTAAACAAGAGTTTGATAATTGCCTGAATATAATTGACTTTAACAAATATGCCTATGAAATTTTCAGAAGATGGTATATTGATGGTAGACTTTATTACCATGTTATTATTGATGAGAAACAACCGGAACTAGGTATACAAGAATTACGTTTTGTAGACCCTAGAAAGATTCGTAAAATTAGAGAAGTTCAAAAGAAAAGACCAAAGGCTGGTAACTCACCTTCTGAAGTTTCTCTAACTAAAACCGTTAACGAATATTACATTTATAATGATAAAGGTTTTAATTTTGGTAATAAAGCTGTAGGAACTAACACTACAGGTTTAAGAATTGCTAAAGATTCTATTGTCCATGTTGTATCAGGTATTACTGATAATCAAGGACAGATGGTCCTTTCTTATCTTCATAAAGCTATTAAACCGCTTAACCAGTTAAGCACTCTTGAAGATGCATTGGTTATCTATAGACTTGCTCGTGCACCAGAACGCCGCATCTGGTATATCGACGTTGGTAACTTACCTAAAATGAAAGCGGAACAATACGTCCGTGACATTATGGTAAAGCATAAGAATCGTTTAATCTACGATGCCAATACAGGTCAGATTAGAGATGACCGTAAATTTATGACTATGCTTGAGGATTACTGGCTCCCTAGGAGAGAAGGTGGTCGAGGCACTGAGGTTAGCACCCTTCCAGGCGGTCAAAATCTTGGTGAAATGGACGACGTTCTTTATTTCCAAAAGAAATTCCTACAAGCTCTTAACGTCCCAATCAGCCGTCTAAATTCAGACGCTCTTTTCTCAGTTGGTCGTGCGACCGAGATCACTAGAGATGAAGTCAAGTTCGCACGTTTTATTGTAAGATTGCGCTCCCGTTTCTCACACTTGTTCTTAGAGCTTCTTAAGAAACAGCTTATCTTAAAAGGTGTCACCACCCCTGAAGACTGGGAACAAATTAAAGATAAAATCACATTCGATTATTCTAAAGATAACTATTTTGCAGAACTAAAAGACGCTGAAATTCGTCAGGGTCGCTTAATGCAAGCTAGAGATTTTCAAGACTTTGCTGGTAAATATTACTCACACGATTGGATTCGTAAGAATATTATGAAGCAAGGTGACGATGATGTAATGCTTGAAGATCAAAAGATCATGAATGAAATGCAAAGTGGTGACCCAAGATGGGTTAACCCTGTTGTTCAGCAAAATATGGAAATGATGCAACAACAGCAAGATCAACAGCAGCCAGCGCCAGAAGAAGATGGTGGTGGCGAAGAAGATGATAGAACTAAAGAAGTTAGAGACGCTATGGTTTTTGTTGATCAGATGAAGAAACGTGGTAGCCCTTCAAATAGAACTACTCAAGAACAATCTAGGTATAAAGCTGCGGTTCAGATAATTGCTAAGAACCCAGATATTGTTCAACAAATTGGAAGTAAACAATAAGGTGTTAGAATATGGAAGATAATAAATATAACGTATCAGATTTAATTGTTTCAGCAACAGAAAAAAAGCCCGTTGATTTTCAAAATGCATTCAACGACATCATGGTTGATAGAATCGCCACTGCTGTTGATAATTATAGAAATGAAGTAGCACAAAACATGTTCAACGGAGCAGAAAGCTCAGAGGATTACTAAAATGGCAAAAAAACTCTCAGACGTATTAAAAGGTACAAATGCTTCGAAGGTCCGTCCTGGTAGAACAGGCGAACGTCCAGGAGTTGATTACGCTGGTAAAATGGAAGACGAAAGAGAGTTTGTAGCAAAGCACGAAACTCAAGAATTTGAAGATAGAGTTGGTAATGGTTCTGATGTTTACAATGCGACGAACATTATCC